TCTTTTCGGCGGTCTTGAAGACGGTGGGGGTGGTCAGCTCGTAAACGGCGGTCTCGCCGGGAACCGTCACGGGGATGCTGGGTTTTTCGGGCTGGCTGGGCGTGACCGTGGTGCCGGACCCCATTCCCCACTCTGCTTTCAGGGCGTCGTAGGTTGCTCGCATGGTATCGTTTTTGTAAGCCGCATTCTCGAACAGGGCCAGGATGTAGCCCTTCGCTGCGTCTGTTATCCCGCCGCCGGAGCCGCCCCCGCTCACACTCGTTACCGGGAGTACAAGGTTCAACTTTCCGCCCACGATGGCAGCAGCGGCTTTGTTTCCCGTGGTCACCGTGCCGATTTCCAGCGTCGGCGTCTCGCCGGGATCGCCCTTGTCACCTTTCTCGCCCTTGGGGCCCTGTGTTCCGTCCTTGCCGTTGGTGCCATCTTTGCCCGGTATACCGTCCGCACCCTGCGGGCCCATCTCTCCTCGTTCACCCTTTTCACCGGGTGCGCCATCCTTTCCGGGTGCGCCCGGCTCTCCCTTCTCACCGGGGTCTCCTTTGTCGCCCTTCTCGCCCTTTTCGCCCCGGTCGCCCTTGTCACCCTTGGGGCCTTGGGTCGCATTCTGCTCCCGTGCGTCGGCGATCCGTTCCAGCTGGGCCAGAATTTTCAGGCCAGTTGCTTCCGTCAGCGGAGGCTCATTCAGTATGGCCATTTTCTTTCTCCTCGTAGGTCACACACAGCTTTCCGTCCCGCACACTCATCCCGATGGCGTTCAGCACCAGATCATCCAGCGCGTCGCCGTCGTACACCAGCCGTCCGGCGCTGTCAAAAATTTTCTTTTCGTCCATCTTCCACCTCAACTTCTGACCGTAAAGGTCACACTGCTGCTCAGGTTGCCCGCTCGGACTGTCGCCGTAAAGGACTCGCCCTCACTGTAGTCAGTAAACCCATTCGATCCGTTCGGCTTCTGAACGCTGTAGTAAACACAATTCATTCTCCATTCTCCATTGTAGTTCAATGCAATGTCGGTTCCTCCCCGCACCAGCCGGAATCGGCTGCTGTTCGTCCACGAAACCTCCAGCTCGTTCACATAGTTTTGGTTCTGCGGGTCGAACAGGATCATGATGTTTGCAGAGCCTGGAATCATCTCTGCCGAATTGTAAATGGTGCCGTGCGATTCAACAAGTACATCATCCGTCTGACCACTGGAATTTACAGAGTAGTATGCAAACATCCGCAGCCAAGTGATGTTTGTTCTCTTGGCCACGCTCACAGCACAATCGGCGCTCACGCCGTCGGCGGTCGCGCGGATGATGGCGCTGCCCGCACCCTTGGCCGTCACCGTGCCGCCGGAGACGGTGGCCACGCTGCTGCTTGTGGTCGTCCAGCTGACCGTCTTATTCAGCGCATTGTCGGGTTTCACGGTGGCGGTCAGGGTCCCGGTGTCCCCTGTAGTCAGCGCCAGACTCGTCTTGTTCAGCGTCACGCTCTGTACCCGGATGGCCGATGCGCTTGCGGTGATGATGATATTTCCCGTCACCGCCGGAATGTTCACCGTGCCGTTTGTCACCGTCACAGCCTTGCCGCCCATGGTACAGGAAACGCCGCTCATCTGGTAGCAGTTGTCCACAGTCAGCAGGGCGTAGAACTTGGTGCCCTGTTCCACTACAACGGTGGTATTGCTGGAACTTACGTGCGTCAGCTTGTAAGCAACCGTGTAGTATACCTTCTTTGCGGCAACGTTGGTCACACAGCGGGCCGTCTTGCTGCCCGCCGCCGCCGTAATGATGGCCGCGCCTGCGCTCTTCGCGGTCACAACGCCGTTTGCAACGGTGGCCACCTCCGGGGCGTCTGTGGTCCATGTGACCGTTTTGTTGGTGGCGTTGCCCGGCAGCACCGTTGCCGTCAGGCGGGCAGTGTCGCCCTCGGTCAGGCTCAGCGCCGTGCTGTCCAGCTTGATGCTGGAAACTTCCACAGGCTTTGCGGCAGCGGTAATGGTACAAGTGGCCGTGTGCCCCTGCGCCGACGCCGTCACCACCGCACTGCCCACGCTCTTCACCAGAACCGTGCAGGTCTCGCCGTTTTCGCCGCCCGTGGTAATGCTCACCACGCTGTCGGGGCTTGCCGCCCATGTCACGGTCTTGTTGGTCGCGTTGTCCGGCTTCACAGCCGCCGTCAGCGTCAGGGTCCTGCCCTCGGTCACGGTCGCGACGCTCTGGCTCAGGGCAATGCTTTCCACGGCCACAATGGCGGGGTAGGTGTTCAGCGCACAGAACGCCTGTTTCGTGCCCGCCGTGGCGCTGATCATCGCCATGCCTTCCTTTATTGCGCGGATGGCACACTGCATCTGGTCTTCGCCAAAGGGTTTCAGCTCCACGATGTCGCTGCCGCCCGCGTCCCAGTACACCAGCCGATCAGCGGCTTCCTCCGGCAGTACAGCGGCGGTCAGGACCATGCTTTCGCCCTCGTTCAGGGCACAGTAGTTTTTGTCCAGCGTCAGGTTTTCCACCCGCACGATGCGCCACGCCGTATCCAGTTGTTTGCAGATCTCTTCGGCGGTCTTGTCGGTGTACGCTGCTTTCTTCAGCAGTTCCAAGATCCACCACCGCTCCCGGTTGGTCAGGCCGTCGCCTGCCTTTCCGGCTGCAGCCTTGGCTTCCATCGCCGCCGCTTGCGACAACCCGCGTGCTTCGTCGGCCTTCTTGGCATCGCCCGCCGCGCTGGCGGCTGCATTTTCCGCTTCGCTGGCGCCCTTCAACACCATTTGGACGAACTGCTCGTATATGCTCTTGGGGATATCTTCTAGCGTCGGGTTCAGGTCGATGCTCTCGGTGCAAATATACTGGGCTGGCTTCGTCACGGCTGTGTAGCCGTTGCCATCCACCGCCAGCAGCATCCAGAGACCCCGCCGCACCGCCGTGAACCGCTTGTCCACCACCGCGCTGCACGCTGCATCTAGCAAAATGGGCTGTGGCAGGGCCCCGCCCTCCTGCTCCACGTGCAGCGTCACGGCGCATCCCATCCATTCGCGTGGCAATTCAAATTCCAGCCGTTCCACGCCTGCGCTGCCCATGCCGCCAAGGTGCAATACCTTCGGTTGCGCCAAAAACTCCACGCCCCCGAAGTTTGATTTTACTATTTTGATCTTCACGCCCTCGCACCTCCTTTCTTCTCCGATTCTACCCGCTCCCGCCGGGCCTGACTACTTGCTACTTTTCCGCCGGGCAAACAAAAACGCCCCGGCCCATCTGGCCGAAGCGTCTTCGTTCTTTTATCTCACCGCCTCCCACTCATCTACGGCTCCCGCCGCGGCTTCCTGCTTCTTCTCGTCCTGTTTGATCCAGCTCTCGAAGTTCTTCTCTTCGTACAGCGGTTCGCCGTCCGCTTTCAGCCGCAGCAGCATGGCAGCCAGCTTCTCCAGGTCGTGGCTATTGCCCGCCAGATACTCGCTCTTCACCACGCCGGTGATCTTCGTCCGGATGGCGTCGGCCTTTTTGCCCGCCGTCAGCAGCCGGTCTACCTCGCTCTGCACGTCCTTTGCGCGGCCCGTTTCCAGCGCGTCGGTCAGGTCATCGTAGACGTTCCGGTCCTTGTCTCCGGCCAGCAGCGCGTCGGCCTTCTGGTCCACGGCACTGGTCACAAGGTCGATGACGGCTTCCCGCCTGACTGCATCCGCTTTCACCCCCTCCCGGATGCCCAGCGTTTCGTACAGGTTCCGGATGCAGTCCTTGGTCGCCTTCTGCCGCGCCTTGTCATCCCCTGCATTCCGGGCTTCGGCCGCTGTTTCAATGTCCGGGTCGTAGTTCTTCAGGCGTTTCTTCAGCTCCGGGCTCACCTTGTCGCTCTTGCCCATCTGGTCCAGCTTGCCAAGAGCGGCCGCAGCTTCCTCCGCGTCACCCCGCTCAATGGCGTTGAAGAGCCGGTCGTATTGTCCGGTCGCGCTGGCCGGGGTCCCGTTAAGGCTGAACCCTTCGCCGTTTGCAAGGCCCTGCACATCGTCCGCGTAAGCCGCGAAGGCTTCTACCATCTTCCGCCCGTTTGCCGCCGGGATGCCCGCGATGTCCAGCCCATATTCCATCACATCGACCCCGGCCTTCCGGAGCTTCCGGTGGTAGGCTTCCAGTTCCTCTTCGTCCATGCCGGTGGTGTCCTTCCGGATCAGGGTGTACAGCTTCGTGGTAGCGGCAAACAGGTCGTTGACGGCGCTGATGTTGGTCGCGCTCACCACATCGTAGTCCGTGCCGTTCACTGCGTTGCCCACCATGCTGTAGATTTCCGAACCAAACAAGAAGTTGCCCGCCGCGCTCTCGGTGAACAGCCCCGCAAACCGGTTCCACAGGCTTTCGGCGGTCACGTCGCCGTTTTCATCCTGCTCGCGATCCCACCGATGCAGCAGGAAGTCCGCGCCGATCTTCATCAGGGCAAACACCGCCGTCTGCACCACCTGGCTTGCCGCCGCCCGGCGCAGGCTCTGCCCGGCCCGCTGCACTTCGGCCTTGTTCTCGGCGCTCTTCTCTGCATTGTACCGGGCTCTCTGGGCGTTGTAGTCCATCACCGCATCGGCGAGGATGCCGTAGTTCTGGAACCGCTGGGTCGTGAACATGGTCAGCGTCTTGGTGATCTCGTTGTCGCTGCGCTGGATGCCCGCCCGCAGCATCACGGTGTAGTTGGGCTGGGTCTCCTCAATGACCTTCTGGTACATCCGGTTCACGGCTTTCCAGTAGGCGTCACTGCCCTTGGTGGCCGCACCATCGGCGAACTCCCCGGCGTGGTGTTCCACATAATGTTTCGCACCCTCCCACAGTGCCGCCACCGTGATCTCGTCCATCTTGTTGATCCAGCCGGTCACGCTCTTGGGCAGTTTGTCCATGGCCTTTTTGGCAAAGCTCCCCGAAGCGCCGATGGACGCCAGCTCTCCGCGCTGGCTGCCCCGCAGTCGGTATTGTAGCAGCGCGTCGCCGTGTTCGCTGATCTCCGCTTTCAGTGCAGCCAGCTGCTTGCCGGAGAGATTTTTCACGAAGGGCAGCACTGCCGCCATGGTATCGCTTCCCAGCACCGCCCCCGCCGTGGGCAGGGACGCCGCCTGTGCAATGGCAACGCCGGGGTTCAGCGTCAGGATGGCCCCGGCATAGTTGCCCCGCAGCTTTCCCATCACCCGGCCAATGCTGTCCGAGCGCTTGCGCTGCTTCGTCTGCAAGTCGGTCAGCAGGTAGTCCACATAGTTCACCGCGTCCTGTCCCCAGTGCTCTTTCAGGATGCCGTTTTTCAGTTTCCCGATGCCGTCCCGCGTCTCCACGTCGGCGTTCAGGATGCGGTTTGCGTCCCGGATGGATGCCGCAAGGCCCGCGTAGGCCGCCGTGTCCCGAAGGGAACGCTGCACCACGCTGCTGCACTCCTCCAGCAAAATAGGCTTCGTGCTCTTCACACGCTCCTTCAAAAAGCCGCGTCCCTCGATGGTGGCGTCCATCTTCACGCCCTCGATCTCGCTGGCCAGCTGGGTCTTGTCCACCGCGATGGGGTAGTAGCTCTTCACCGCCGCCCGCTGGAATCCCACCAGCTTCATGCTGGTCTCGTTGATGAGGTTCGTGGTGTAGTCCCCGAAGAAACCCTTCATGTCCTCGATCCACTTCCGGTCGTAGTCGGTCAGGGCATTCTCCACGGTGTTCAGGATGGTGTCGGCCATGGGCATTCCGTCGGCCCCCGTCAGCATTCCGATCTTCACGGTCTGCCCCTTCTGGTAGGCCCGCTCGATGTCACCCTTGTTGTAGAGCGTTGTGTCCGGCAGAGTCAGGCCGCCGTTGAGCAGGTGTTCCCGGCTGTCCGCGTTCTGCAAGTGCATGTACAGGCTGCACAGCTGCCCATGGGTCAGCGGCACGACCTTGCCCTTTGCGTCCGTCAGCCCGATGTCCACCAGCTCCGCGCCGGGGCCAGCGAACCGCTCCATCTGCTTGAGGTTTTCCTTGCCCGTCACGTTGTCAAAGAGCCGGGTCCCTTCCACGATGATCTCCGTCTGCCGCCGCTGTCCATCGTTCAGCATATCGGCCAGCCGTTCCATCTGGCTGTTCTTGGCGTAGCCACTCAGCATCCGGAACACCCGCTTCGCCCCCAGCATGTCCAGATTGTACTTGGTCGCAAGGTCGCGCAGCCGTCCGGCCTCATTGCCCTTCGCCGCCAGCACTTCCAGCCCGGCCTTCTGGGCAAAGGCGTCCACTTCCTCGGTCTTGGCAAGGCTCAGCGTCTTGTTTTCGGTGCGGATCACATGCAGCGTCCCCGCCGTGATGGCCTTCAGCATCCGCAGCTGGTCCACCGTCATAGGCAGATAGGTTCGGTTCTCCGTCTCCCTGATGCGGGCCTTCAGCCGGTCCCGCAGCCTCTCGGCCTTTTCGCCGTCGCCCAGCGCCTCGGCCTCGGTCTGCTGCTGGTGCAGCCGGTCCAGCTGCGCCTGTTTCGCGTTCATCATGTCGGCCTGTAATGCTTGGATGAGCTTCGGCACACCGGTCTGTTCCCAGTCGTAGGCAAGGCTGCTGGGGTCGCTGGCCGTGCCCTGCGTCTGGCTGATGGTGTTGGCCAGCGCCGTCAGCTTCCGCACCGCCGCATCGTTCAGAACGGCCATATCCGCCAGTTTCGCCACCTCTGCCGCCTGTTGGATGAGCCGCGGCTGCACATACTTGCCCTTCGAAGGTCGCAGGATCATCTGGTTCAATTGGGCGGCATTGTTCCGGATGCTCCGCTTCAGTTCGTCGGCTTTCCGTCCGTCCCGCGCCCGCTGCACCCGCTTTTCGGCCAGTGCTTTTGCCACGGCAATGTCCTCATCCCGCTGCTGGCGGGCCACTTCCACCGCAATGGCATTTTTCTGGGCCTGTTTCTGCTGCCACGCTTCGGCTTTCTTCTGGTTCTCGGCTTCCCACTCCATGATCTCGCGTTCCTGCACGATCTGGCTGTACTCCGCCCGGTCAGCCCGGCGCTGCTCGTTGGCCACCTGCCGGGCGAGATCCCGGTTCTCCGCTTTCAGAGTTTTGTTTTCCAGCGTGATCTCGTCCAACATCTGCTGCCGCTCTTCCTTCAGGCGCTTTTTCTCGGCTCTCCATTCCCGTTCGTAGGCTTCCTTCAGCACATCCAGCTTCTCGGCCATGTCGCCGGAGTTGGTGATGTCCACGCCCAGTGCATCCAGATTGGCGTCTAGCATCGCTTCTGCCTTGGCATTCCGGCGCTGCTGCTCCTGCATCTGCTGCACTGCTTCGCTCTGGTTCCCTGCTTTCTGGTTCTCCGCCAAACGTCGGTTGAATTCTCTCGTCTGCTCCTTCTGCACAGCCCGCAGGTCTTTCACAGCCTTGGCCGCACTGGTTTCGTCTCCGGCTGCTGCCGCTGCGGCCCGGCGCTGCCACTTCTGGAACGAGTCGAAGATGGCCTGCGCGTCGTTCATCTCGTTCACGCGCAGCAGATCGCCGATCATCCGGCCCGCCAGCTCCACCTTGGCGTCTTCATACTCGGCCACGTCGGCAAACCGGCTCATCATCTTTGGCTTGATGGCGTCGTGCACGTTCATCAGCACATCCAGCCACTCGGTGCTCTCCATGCCGGCTGCTCCGTCCACGCCCGCAGCCTTGGCGGCTCCCCGGAACAATTCCGCTGCGCCCTGCTTTGTGCCGCCCATGCTCCGGGTGTCGTTCACGATGGCTTCGTATTCTTCCGCCGGGTTGCCGTCCCGGTGTCCTTCCTCCTGCCGCAGCTTCACGCCGTGCCGACGGGCCTCAGCCACCGCTTCGCCCCAGCTTCCGTACTGGCGCACAAGCTCCGCCTTGGCTTTGCCGTTCTTGTCCACGGTGTAGCTCAGCTCGTGGTATTCCGGGTACTGCTGCCACAGCTCGGTATTCCGATAGGTAGCGCTGTCGAGGATCTCCCCGGCAATGGTCTCGGCCAGCCCCTGCGCCTTGTTCATGTCGGCCCCTTCGGTCTTCATATACTCGATCAGGGTGCGCATCTCGCGGGCCACACGCTCGGTGTCCGCCTTTCCCTTTGCGCCGCTGGCTTTCACCAGCCGTTCCGCCACGCCCAGAATGCTGTCGTCGCTCACCCGCACTCCGCGGGTCAGGCCCATCATCTCGGCCAGCGTCTTGATGGCCGCGCTGTTGTCCGCAATGGCCCGGCTTGCCTGCCGCTGGCGGTTCCGCTTCGCATCCCGGTCAGCCTGTTCGGCCATCTGGAAGCGGACGTTCGGCACTTGGTTCAGCACCTTCGTGCGCTGCGCATCATCCCCGGCTTTGTACTCGTAGACGGTCACGCCCTTTTCCTTCAGGCTGTCCAGCAGCGCCGCCGAAGCATTGTCCGGCACAATAGCCGCCCGCACCTCGTCGAACTCCACGGCTCGCTGGGGTTTCGCCTCAAAGTACCCGGTGTGGATGTCTGCGATGGTTTTGTACAGCGCCACGATCTGCTTTGCCGTCTCCCGGCTGATGGTATAGCCTTCCTTAGAAAATGCCTTGCTGACCGCTGCCATGGTCTGCTTTCCCTGTGCGGCCCGCAACAGGATGTCGCCGAGGATTTCCCGCTCTTCAAAGCTGTTGTCTGCGTGAGCTTCGGTTTCGCTGCGCAGCTTGCCGATCACAGCCTCGATCTGGTGATCCGCCTTTTCCAGCAGCGCCTTGTACTCTTCTTCCGGCATCTGCTGCAAGCGGCCTTTGTCTGCCCGCACTTCGTCCAGATTCTGATATTCCGCCGTAGCCGTGCTCATCAGAGTGCTGGCCGAAAGGCCCCATGCGCCTTCTCCGCGTGCATTTTGCTGGTTCATGGCCTCCACCAGATTCTGCAACGTGTAGGGGTTGTGCAGTTGGGCAAAGCTTCTCCGGTTTCCGGTTCTGGTATAGGGGTCCTTCTCATTTCGGATTCCCTTTTTCCCCAGAATACCCTCCATCTTCGGCAGCAGCCACTCTTCCACATCAGCATCCGGGGCTTTCTGCTGTAACTCCTTCTGCATCGCTTCCGTATCCTGCACGGTTTTCCCGGCCATATCTTTGGTCGTCACATATTCATATGCGTTTTCCAGTCTGGCCAGCAGCATCGGTGCGATCAGCCGGTCGGCTTTGGTCTGCGCCTTTTCTTCGCTCCAGCCAAACTCTTCCATAGCCCAGCTTTTTTCTGCTTCCCGCACTTCATTCAGCACGGCATTGGATTTATCGTGATTTCCGTTCACCACGTCGGACTCCACGATGTCCCGCAGGGCAGCTTCTCCGCCAAGGGCCTCCATGATTTTCTCATACCGCTTTTTCTGGCTTTCGGTAAAACGCACCTCCTGCTTTGTCACCACCTGCACGGTTTCGCCTTTGTCTGCCAGATAGGCCGCCTTGACCGCATCATTCCGGGAAAGGCTCTCTGCCAGTTGCTTCGGGCTCTTCCCGGACGCTTCCATGTCCAGCTTTCCGCTGAGCACATTTTCCCGCGCAAATACGCCGCCAGCGGTTTGTCGGCTCAATTGTGCAAGTTCGCTGTTCAGCTTCACTGCCTTGTCCGCGTGCACTTCGTATTCCACATTGGGCCGGGTGGGTGTCCATGCGTCGGAGCCATAGATTCGATTGGCCCGGTTCACCATGGGGTCAATGGTATCGGAGTTGAACACCAGTGAGATGGGGCCGTATTTGGTATGGCCTTCCTGTGCCTTGACCACCGCAATGGATGGCGACGGCAACCCGCCCAGCTCCAGCGCTTCCCGCAGATTTTCTTCAGTCAGGTTGTGGACGGCCACAAGGTCTTTGTTCTGGTCCACCTCCACCGGAGCACTCAGCTGGAACCGCACCGATTTCTTCACAGGTTCGCTGTTTCCCTTGCTTTCGGCATTTTCTTGTGCTATACTATTTTTAGAAAGCAGCTTAGGGGCTTCATCGTCCTGCTCGGTTTTGAGTACCGTGGTAAGGCTGCTTTCTCTGGAAGCTTCCGGCAATCTGCTGGCATCGGAATTTTTTGTTTCGGTGACGGTTCCACCGGGGGCTTCCATAAAACTCTCCGGCAGACTACTCCCCGAATCTTCGGATTCCATGTGGGTACCACCGGAGAGTTTTATTTTTGTTGGTTCGATATTTACGATATCGTAAAAAATCTCTCGGTTCTCCGGCTTGATAGCTGTCACAACATCAGCCTCATAAGTATTCGGCCCAACCATGACTTTGATTTTTCCACGGTTGAATGCTTCCGCATTCTTATGATTTGCAGGTTCTCTGTAGACTTCATCTGCGGTTTGAATGATTTCATCCAAATTCGATGCCATCCGCATTTTGTCTGCATACATCTCGGAGCTTTCCCATTGCAGTGCTTTTGTATACTTCGACCAGACAAATTCTTTTCGGCTTTCTTTTGTGTTTTCAATCGTCCAGCCGTTCCGCTCAAAACCGTTCGGATACCGTTCTTTGATGGCCTGCTTCACTACGGTTTTCCAATCTTCCTGTGGAACACCGTTCAAGATATCTTCATCAATTTTGATGTAGCTCTCTCCGTCGGCATCCTTCTGGATCGAAAAACGAATATTGCGTCCTTCCGCCGCGCTCTCGGTTTTGAGGGCTGCGGCGTTTTCTTTTGCGGCCCGCAGGGTGTCCATGGCCTTTTCGGCGTGGGCGAAGTATTCGTCTTGCAAGGTCCGTCTCTGAGCCTCGGCCAGCCGCTTTGCCTTCAGGGCGGCGGCATTGCTGGGGTCGATGGTTAGCACCTCTTTGGCCCGGCTGATGATGTCGCTCAGCAGATTCTTCACCCGGTTCATCACCTTGTGGATGGAACCCCTCACGCCCGCATTTTTCTCCGCCTGTCCGCGCTGGAATTCCACCCAGCGCTTGAAATCCGCTTCCGTCGCAAAGATCCCCCGCCACGCATCTGCCACCAGCTCTTCGGCTGCCTGTTCATAGGTCAGCTTCTGGCTGGCGTACACGTCCATCTTGTCCCGGATCATCTCGTCTACGCTCTCATATCCGTCCATCTGGGCAAGGTAGGTCAGGGCATGGTCCTGCAAGCTCTTTGCGCCCGCTTGGTCGAGGGAGTTATACCAGTGGTAGTCCTCGTGCAGCACGGTGCCGAAAATGTCGCTGACGTTGTCCCCGAAGAAAATACGGGCCGTCTCGCTGTCCACATAGGCCCGGACGTTCGGATTGTTTTGCAGCACGTTCTTCAGCACAGCGTCGGTGCCGGTGGCGGCGGCGTTCAGCTCGATGATCTGGCTGCCCATGTCGGTGCCGTCGTGATCCAGCGTCCCTTCATAGTAGGCCCGCCCCTGTCCGCTGGCGCTCTGGTCGGTCAGGCCGCCGCCGTAGCCGCCCGCCTGTTCCTTGGCGTCTGCGCCGTAAAGGTAGGCGGTGTTCAGCGCCGCCTTTCCCGCTTCCCCGCTGTCCAGCACATAGTTCACGTTCATGGCCGTGTTGTCCATGGCACCCGCCAGCTTCAACGCATCCTCGAAGGTCTTCACATCCTCCATCTTTGCCAGATGGTAAATGGTAGAGGCCGCTGCTGCGTAGCGGTCCGCATCCACGTTGTCGGGCAGCTTCTGGCTGATGTCCTGCGCGGCCTTGGTCTTGCCGCTCTCCACGCCCCACTGCTCCAACTGGCGCTGTACCTCGCTCTGCCGGGCCGTCTGGCCGCTGGGTTCCCGCAGCCCGTAGGTCTCCCGCATCTGCCCGCTTCCCTCGTCCGCCGCGTCCAGCCCCGCCGGATCGACCTTCAAATCAACGTCGGCGTACTCCTTGCCCTCTGCCTCAGTGCCTGCCCGTTCTTCCAAGGCTCCCTCTCTGAGGGAGCTGTCACCGAAGGTGACTGAGGGAGTTTCCTCCGTTTCCCCAGCATTTTCAACGGTCTGTTCTGCTGCCTTCTTTGCAGCGTTTGCAGCATTTTTCTCCGCATCCGCTGCATATTCTGCAGCATCCAAACGTTCCACCTCTCCGCCGGGTCCCGCCTGTTCCTTTGCGGCTTCCTCCGGTGCAGCCTCTCGCACTGCCGCCTCCGGCTCTTCCACCCGCTGCTGCCATGCCTTTTCCGCCGCTGCTTCCTGTGCCGACTGTGCGCGAGCTTCCAATGCCTGTTTCGTCTTGGCCTTTGCCATGCTCACACCTGTGCCCGCTGCGCCGCCCATCGCGCCGGATACACCGCCGGAAAGTCCGCTTTCCAGCGCCGAAAGGAAATTCTCCTTGGTGAACATCTGTTTGGCTGCTTCCGTATCGCCCAGTGCTGCATCGATGGCTTGGTCAGCATAGCTTTCCACAAAGGCCTGCATAGCGTTGTCGATACCGCCAGTCACAGCGTTGGCAATGGCCGGATAACTCTGTGCGAACTCCGAGCTGCCCGCCATGCCGCGCACCCAGTCTGCGATCTGCCCGGCTACGGTGTTCTTGGCGTAGTCAGAGCCCATGGTCTTTGCCAGGTCTGCCGCACCCACCGAGTTGATGGCCCATCCCGCGCCGAACTTCAGTGCCGCCTTTGCCATTGCTTTTTCGGGGCTTTCCCCCTTCGCGTCACTGGCCGCCAAGCTGTCTCCCGCGCCTTGCAAGCTCAGCACTGGCAGCACCAGCGCCGGGTTCACGGCTCCCAGCGCGAGGTTTTCACCCGCGCTCATGGCAGCACTGTGCAAAAAACGCTGTGCCCCGCTTTCGCCTGCCTGTGCATCTGCCAGCAGCTCTTCTCCCTTTCGGTGTGTTTCTTTGCCCCAGTTATAAACGGGGTTGTCCACCTTGCTGCTGGCTTCTCCGGCTGCGAGCCGTGTACGTGCATCTTTGATCTGCTCTTCCGTCCACCCGGCGCTCACAAGGTCCTTGTCGGTGTACATCCCGTGTGTGCCGTCCACGCGCTGGATGGCCCGCATCAGGGTGCGGGTAGGGTCATCGTCCTTCACCTCGGTGCCAACCGCCTGCGGCAGGGCACCCGCCGCCATTGCCGCCGCGCCGGAAACATTGGCCGCAAGGCTTTTCGCGCTGCTGCCGAGCCTCCGCCCGGCCCGATACGCCAGCGGCAGCGTCTCGTATTGCTTATTGATGGCCCGTGCCCGGTCAATATCCGCTTGTGTCCAGCTGCTGTTTTTAATAAGGTCCGCGTCGGTGTATGCGCCGTGTGTCCCATCGATGCGCTTCACCGCTTCCGAAAGATTCCGGTTGTCGTCGGTGTCCTTCCAGCGGTTCACATCCTTGTAAATATCCTTGGTCCCCATGTCCTGTTGGCCCAGCCAATCCCTGCGGCTGTCCATCTCTTCCGCCAGCCCCAGATTGTTTGCCCTGTACTCGTCAAACGCCTTCGAGGTCAGGTCGATATTTTCCGCTTCCGTCTGCTTGTGTTCCCGCAATGCTGCCGCGCTGCCCTTTGCCCAGCCGCCCGCAGCCGTCGAAGTCTGTGTGGTCTTTGCGGGCGTGCTCGCCGCTGTCGTTTCCTGATTCTGGTGCCGGTCTTTTTCTTTCTGCGACCGCAGCGCAGCCGCACTTCCTGTCTTCCATGCCATCCTACGTCCTCCTTAGAATCCTGCGCTCTGCATCGCCCGGTCGATCACGTCGTCCGACGCGCCCATGTTCATCAGCCGGGTCGCGATCTCGTTGGCGTTCAGACCCTTCGCCTTCCAGCCCTTTGCGTAGCTCAGGGCGTTTGTGTAGGGCATTCCGGTGCTTGTGTTGCTCGTCTGCCCACTCTTTGCCTTTTGCGTCGTGTAATTTCCGGTGTTCGAGAGCCGCAGCTTCGAGCTGGCCGGGGTATAGGGTTCCACACCCGCCAGCGGGGCCGCCATCCCGCCCGCCGCACTTGCCGTCTCCGGTTTCAGATATCCCGCATCGGTCAATACCTGCTGGTAATACTCCTTCTGCGGGTCACTGTCCTTCATGTTGCTGTACGTCTTCGACATTTGCAGCAGTTGGGCACTCGTATAGCCATGGTTGCTTCCACCGCCTGCACCGGCTTTCCCGCTGCTTCCCGAACTCCGCCCGGAGCTGCCTGTCTTCGTCAATGCAGCCTTGGCCGCAGCCGTCTCAAGCTGCCGCCGCATCAGCGTCGTGTAAGTGCCCGCCGCATCGGCATCCATGCCGTACATCTTCAGCAGGTTCGCTGCCGCTTCGGGGTTGCCGTCTGCCACCAGAGAAGCCGCTGCTCTCAGGGCGCTTGCCTGATCGTCCCGCGTGATGGGTGCACCCGTGTAGTTTGCAAACACATCCGCATTCAGTCCATATTCGTTCAGTACGTCGCTGGCTGCACCGCCTAGGCCTGCCTTTTGCAGTTTGAAGGCGACTTCGTAAGCTCTGGCTTTATCCTCCTTGTCCTGCCGCGCCAGGCTGTCCGCATACTGCTGCTTCTGGAAATCGAACTGAGCCTGGGCCATCTCGTTTTCCCACTGCTGCTGCGTGTAGCCCTTGTATGTATCATAGGCATTCAGCGCCGACGAGCCCACATTCTTCACGGTGTTCCATACGTTGTTCCAGAAGCTCGTGTTCTCCTGCTTTGCCATGTTGGCGCGGCTCTGGCGGTAGTCCCGCATATTCTCCGCATCGGCCACGCTGCCGTTATACTGGTTCTGGGCCATGCTCTCCTGATTCATCAGGGCGCTCAGCCTATCCGCAAGATCGTTCTGCTGGTTCTGGTATTGGTTCAGCGCCTTGGCCCGCAGGCTGGGCATGGCGTCATCCACTGCGGCCATTGCTTCGTTGTACCCCTGCTGGGCCACGTTCCCGGCCCATTCAGAGCCATACCCGCCCGAAAGCCCGTTGGCCACGTCCACGGCGTTCTGGGCCGCTGCTGCTGCATTCTGCCCGGTCAACTGGCGGTACTGCTGGTAGGCTTTGTCCAGCAGCGTGTCCACTGCGCTGTCGGCTCCTGCCCCGCCCATCGCGTCCAGCGTCTCGTTGATTCGGTCTTTGTACTGGCTCTGGTATGCCCCCGGCATGGCGTTCTCCGCATCCTTCTGAGCCTTCTGCGCTTCGTTCAGTCGTTTGATGGTTCCCATTTGTTCTCCCTCCCCTTACAAAAACAGCAGCGGCAAAAACTTCGATGCCAGATTCAGCACGGTCCCGACGCCGCTCACCCAGTTGCTCTTTCTCTGCTGGTCTTCGCTGCTGGCCGTGTTGTACTTGTTCTGGTAATAGTTCAGCCCGTTGTACCAGTTTGCCAGTTCGTTCTGGTATCGGGTGTAGTCCTGCTGTTCGGCCTGCTGGTAGCCGCTCAGCTGCTCTTTCAGGTTCGCCTTTTTCTGGGTGTACTGGTTAAACGCCTGATCGTACAAACTGTCCGTTGCACTGCTCAGGCTGTTCATGGCGTTCTGGTAGGCATTCTGGCCCGCCTGCGTACCGTAGCTGGAGCCATACCCGCCCGTCCTCGCCGAGGCCGAAGCCTGTGCATTCTCGTTAGCAAACCTCGCCTGCCGGGTGGCGCTGTTCTTGTACTGCGTGTAGGCTGCATCGGTGGTAGGGTCATACTGAAAGGTCTTCATCCCGTCCAGCTGGCCCATCACGTCGTTGATCTTGTCTTGGTACTGGCTCTGGTATTCGCCGGGCTTGGTGCCCTCGTATTGTTCCAGTTCGTACCTTGCGTCCGAAACCCTGCTCATCTGTCTGCTCCTTTCATTTTTTCCAGTGCGCCCGCCGAAAAGTTTTCTTCGTCCAGATTGCTCAGCACATAGATCAACTGATCCTGCAGCTGGCTGCAATAATTCCGGATGGCGCGGGCGTCCTCTTCGCTCATGTTGCCGCTGAAATTGGGCGCGGCGATCTTCCCCAGTCCTGCGATCGATGCCATTATCTCGGTCTCGCTCCTTCCACACGGTTGCCCACCGCACTGGCCAGCGTCAGCGCAATGCTCCGGACCACCAGCTGTCCGCGCCCGGTCAGCCGCAGGCGCAGCGTGTCGCACCGCTGCGGCGCAAAGGGCAGATTCACCCGTGTCCATTTGTCGGCCACGTCCGCGCGGCCTGCCTCTTCCCATGTCCCGCCGTCGTAGCTGGCCCACACCGTCACCACGCCCCGCTCGGCTGCATCCAGCCGCAGGGTCACGCGGGAGATGTATTTATCATCGGGCAGTGCCAACCCGATGTCTCCGGTGGTCATCTCGTAGTCCACCACGTCCGGCTCGCCGCTGTCCTTGTCCGGGTCTACGCCCCAAAGGGATTCCCCGTCCCACAAATACAGCTGCCGCCCCGTCGAACACATCTCCTGCCCGGCCGGGTCTTCCTCCTGCCACAGCCCCCGCGCCGTGTCCAGCACCAGCAGCCGCCGGGCGTGGTCTTTTGCCAGATACAGATAATATTTTCCGCTCAGTGCCCCGCCCACAGCCACGGTGTTCACGTTCAGCTTTTCCGTTTCCAAGCTGTCGGAGACCTTGGTGGGCAGACTGCCGTTCCACGCCATCACGCCGTCGAGTGCAAAGTAATACAGCACCTCGTTCAGCACACACAAGCTCCGGTGTGCGCCCTTTGCCACGCCCGCGCACCGCACGCTGCTCATCTGGTAGTCAGACGGCTTCGAGCCGTACAGCTTGTGGATGCAGGTCTCTTTGAAGAACAAAACGTACCCCATGCACGTTGCCGCCCCGGTAAAAGCCCCGTCGCTGCCAACGGTCACGGCGTAGCTGTCCGCAGCCGTGCCCCGGTAGGAGAACCAGTTGGTGGGGTCGCCCAGCTTGCAGGAGTAGATGACGTTCTCCCTGCTGGAACAGCCCCACACCCGGTTGTCGCACTCGGTCAGGAAATCGAGGTCCGGCACCCGCCGTGCAGCCGTCAGTGTCCCGAACTTCCCGTCGAAGCCCTGCTTCACCTTCCCGTCCAGGCTCATCCATGCCACGCTCCCGCCGGAAAGGGTCATCTTGCCATAATACAAGCTGCTCTCCGTGTCCGGCGAGATGGCAAGGATCAGCACATCATCTTCAATGTGTTCCACGGCTGCGTCGCCGTCCAGTGCCTTCGAGTAGGCCAGTTTCATCGGGGCCGGAATGCCGGCAAGGCTCAGTGCGTCGCCCGCCTTGAACGCCTTCCCGATGCCGCTGCACTCCACCCGCAGATAGTTCATCGTCACGGTCTGCCAGCTGCCCGCCGCGCTGTAGACCTTCATCACGCTCTTGTAACTCCACGGTGCATCCGGGTCCTGCTTCAGCCACACTTCGCCGTTTGCCGGGCTCGATGGGGTGCTGCTGCCGGTGTACTTCGGGGTGTATAAGATCCCCTCGCTGTCGCAGGGAGCCACGGTCATGGCGGCACTGCTGGGCTGGGCCCATGTGGCCCCCAGCGCAGCTGCCGTGCGCGTAGCCGTGTCGAACGCGATCTTGTCCGGGAAGATGATCACCTTCGTGCCCATGCCTACCATCTGCTTTTCGCCCCGGCTTACGGCATTTTGCAGCACGATGGCCTCGCTCCCGTCGTCCGGTGCATACCGCAGGGTCGTGCCCTCGGCGCTCAGCACACCGTTCAGGTGGTACATCCCGCCCACATCGGCTGCATCCCGCACCCGCCGCCGGTGCTTCCGGGTCGCCAGTGCCGGGTATCCCCGGCTCGAAAAATTGGTCCCGCCGCTCAGCTCTGCTTCGCTGCACCCGTAGGTCTCGTTCAACCCGCCGAATGCCCGCAGCAGCTGGCGCGTACTGCTGATCTGATTCAATTCCATATCAATACCTGAACTGTTTCGTTTCCCTGGGCGGATACTGCCGCCGCATCCATGCACCGAACTCCTGCACACTGTCGCTGTACAGCTGCATCTCGTTTGCCGCCCGGTTCGCTTCTCCCAGCGCGAAATCGATCTGTGCGCATAACCAGTGGTGGTAAAGGCTCTCGAATGCCGCCGGGGCCAGCAATTCTGTTTCGGCTTCCAACCCCTCCTCGAACCAAACGTCCGCACCTACCGCGTCGAATGCGTCGCCGCATTCTGCCCGGTCAAGGATGCTCTTGCGCAGCGCCGCATCCACCTGCCGCAGCCACAGCTGTTTCAGCTGAACGTCAAAGCTGTTGTTGGGCCGCATCGCATCCGCCATCTCAATGGCCTGTCCTGCCGTCATTACCTGCCTATCCTTTCTTTCACTCAAAGACCCCCGGCACAGCGTGTGCCGCCGGGCCGGGGGTCTTTTGGTTCACTTGTTGGTTCCTGCGCTTACTCGCTTCTCTTCACGATGGCTTCCATCCGCGCCGCGCTCTGAGCGTCCTGCTCCTCGCTGTGCTGGATCACTTCCGCCACCTCCGGGGGGACCTTCACAGTCACACCCCGCTTGATCTGGTAATTCACGCCGTTTACGCTCACGAACAGGTCGCCCTTGTAGCGCCCATTGTCAGAAAACAGTCGGATGCTCACCATGCCATCCTCGGTCTCTTTCTTCACTGCCATATTGTTCCTCCTTAGTTTGCCGCTGCCGTTGCGCTGTACTCCTTGGAGCAGCTCTCGATCCGGACCATGTACTGCTCCACCAGACGCTCTGCCGTCTGGGTGGCCTTCCAGCCCACGGAAGCCCGCTGGTTCAGGGGGTCATCGCCATAGCCCAGCTGCTTGACGATGTGTTCCAGACCGCCGCCTTCGATCTCCGTGGTGCCGTAGGCGTGGGCCCCAAGGATCAGCGTACCAAACACCGCCAGCCCCGCCGGGCAGCCAGTGCCCTTCCAGATCTTCGCCTCGCTGGTCTCCACGAACCGCACCCCGTGCAGCTTACCGATCTCGCCGTTGTAGATCTCCTCCGGCTGTGCGTACTTGTGGACATCGATCCACGCCGGGTCGTTTCGCAGGTCATAGGAGACATACGGGTGGATGATGGCAATGTAGCTGCCATCGATGGGGTCCGCGTTCATGGCCTTCAGCTGGGTGGCCGCTTTCATGATGAGCTTGCTGGTCAGCTGGCTGGTGGCGTCCAGAGTCGAGCGGCTGGTCACCGCCGTTTCTGCGCCGTCGGTCCCGATCTTGGGGGCATAGATCACGTTGGTGCCGCCTGCCATGATGTCCCGCACCACGCTGTCGATGGTGCGGCCTGCCTGACTGGCGAGAATCTTGGTGGCCTGCACGATGTTGTTATCGATGGCCGTCAGCTGCAGCGTGTCGGTGATGGGGGTCCAGCCGCCGTACTGCTTCACCTCCGCCGTGACGGTGGAGACATTCAGGGTCTGGCCGTTGGGGGTCACACCCTCGGTCAGAGGGGTGGTGGCCTTGGGCAGGCTGTCGTACTTGCGGAACTCGATGGTCTTGCCGCCGTTCGCCGGGATGGGGTACTTGTCGCCGAACTGGTCGTGCACCAGCGCCGGTTCCGCCTGGTCGATGAGCCGCTTCTCGTAATAGGTCTTCATCTCGGCGCTCATGCCGCTGGCGGTGGTGGTGTTCTGGTTCTGGGTGCTGGCCTGCGCAAAGAGCTGCAGGTCCAGCTTCATGGTGTTTTTCTTCATGGTCTTCCTCCTGTCAAAATGTAATGATCTCCCCGCGCAGCACTCGTTTTTCCAGCGCCTCGCGGTCCTTACGGCTCATGTGTTCCACGTCCATGCGGGTCTGCACCGCGCCGCCGGGGCGGGTGCCGTTCTCGCTGGGGCGGCTGCCCCGCTGCTGCACCCGGTTCAGCACTCCCTGTTCAGTCTGCTGAGCCGTTGCGGCAGTCTGCCGGGCCATCAGGCGGTCAAAGTATGCTGCCCGGTAGGCCGCTTCCATCGAGCAGCCCGCCCGCATCATCTTCCCCACTTCCGGGTTCGCCAGCACCTCTTCCCGGTCAAACTCCGGGTATTTTGCCTTCAGCACTTCGGCCTCGGCGTCCCACTGGGCTTGGATCTGTGCGATGCGGGCCTGTTCCTGCGCGGCCTTCTGCATCTGTGCCGCCGCTTCCTGCTGGGCAGTCAGGCGGCGGTTCTGGGTCTCCAGCTTGTCCAGCTCCCGCGCCGTCTTCACGGAAACGCCCTTTTCCATGGCGATTTTCTCGAAGTAGCTGTCATCCTTCACCACGCCGTTCTTGACAGCTTCCGTCAGGGCCACAAGGTCCGTGGCATCGGTGCCGTACTTCTCGGCGATCGCTTCCAGCAGCCCTCGCATCTCAGGGCTTGCCGTGATGCGCTGTTCCACCGCGCGGCTCACAGTGTCCGTGTACTCTTCCATCAGGTCTTTGTACTCCCCGCTCATCAGCTGGCCGAATTTCTTCCGCCGCTCCGCCGGGCTGAGTTTCTTTTCCTCCTCGCCCTTGCTCTCGCCGTCACGGCCCTCTGCTTCATCCGGGGCAGCATTTTCTTCTTCGCCCAACGCAGAGTTCTCCTCCCTGCCAAGGGCTCCCCTGTCAGGGAAGCTGTCTGCGCCAGCAGACTGAGAGGTTTCCCCGGCTCCGCTGCCGCCATCGCCGCCCTCGGCAAACAGCTGCAGGTTCATCTTCCCGCTCACCATGTCCGGCAGCTGTGCCGGGTCCGGTGCCGTGCCGTCCGCGAACATCATGTTCACCACCAGCTCCACGTTCTCCGGGTAGCTCTCCGCCAGCGCGTCCAGTCCGTCCTGCACCAGCTCCACCCATGCTTCCACCATGTTGCAGCTCTCACGAGTCGGGGTCACCTCCACCTTCATCCAGCCGTCGCCGTGGGCCACAGCGCCCAGCGCCACAGTGCCTGCCCGTGCAGCCTCCTCCACCTCGTTGGCAAGGGTCTGCATCAGGACGCTCACAGCTGCGCACACAATGTCCTGCCCGTACTTTCCCGCGCCTGCATGGCCCTTCGCTTTCACTTCGTAGCTGATTTTGTCGTCGTTCCAAACCGTGCGCATCACACTTGCTTCGATCATGCTCTTTCTCCTTTACTTGTTCGGGTTGTTCACGTCCATGGCCCGCCGGGCCGCCTGGGTGGCAAGGCTGTTTCCGCCGCTGCCCACCTGTGCGCCCAGGCCGTTGGTGATGCTCAGGCCCTCGCTGGTCCCGCCGCTGCCCCCGCCCGCGCTGCCTGCCTGCTGGGCCGCAGCGCCCGCCATGGCCGAAAGGTTCGAGCCGTTCTGCTGGTCGATGATGCCCGCCAGCTTCTGCACCTGCTCCATGGCCTGCTGCAACTGCTGGTAGAGCGTACCGTTCTGCTGCACCCGCTCCCGTACCTTCTCGATGCCCTCAAAGTCCATCATGTCCAGCGCGGCCAGCGCCGCGTCGGCGTTCGCCGGGGCAAAGAACCCCAGCTGATAGCACTCCTTCGCCGTCTCATTCTGGGAAAGCCGGTTGAAGGTGCTCTTCTTTGCTGCGCTCACCGTGATGTCGAACACAGGTTCGTGAGCACCCAGCTCCACGCCGCCCACCATGCCGCCGGGCTGGGCCCGGAGCTGCTGGCCGGAGAACGGCACGAACTCCGTCTGGCCAGTCGGCCCGGTGATGCGGTAGACCCGCTCTTCGTCGTAGAACTGCCGCATCAGCTCGATGATGAGGTAGCATTCCTTCGCAAAGGCCCGGTAGGCGCTCTTCAGCATGTCGCGGCTCAGCTTGCTTCCGGCTTCCTGCAGGGCCGCAATGGCCGAAGCCGCTGTCAGGCCGCTCGTGGTGCCGCCCTGGCTCACATCCCGGTTGCCGCTGATCTCCTTCAGCTCGGCCACCCGCGCGTCCCGGTAGCTGATGCAGTTGCCCTGCAGCCCCGCCGTTTGCAGCGGGGTCAGGCTGCCGTCCCGCAGCGCCCCGGCCACGTGCACGATGTCCCGCGACCAGTCTGCCAGCTCCTCTTCGTTCACGCCCGCCGCGTCGCTCAGCAAAAAGCGGGGCTTTGCCGCCAGCTTGATGTTCTCGTCCATGGCATGGTTCATCTCGTCGATGGCGGTCTGGGTGTCCTTCATCACGTCGATGTACCCAAACCCCGCCGGGCTGTCCTCTTCCATGAACAGCGGGTCGAACACGAACGGATACAGCCCGTGGTCGTAGAATCCCCGGTCGGCATACTGCGGGTCGTTCTCGCTGGCGTAAAGCACGATGCCGTTGCAGAACTTGCAGTAGTGCAGCAGCGGTTCCCCTTCGGGCCGGGCCTTCTTGTAGTACCAGTCCACCACCACGCTCTTGTCGGTGGTGTCGATGTGCTCGTCGTGCACGTACTTTGCCACTTCCAGTGTGCTGCCGGTGTGGCCGTCCAGCTGGGGCCACCTGGCTTTCAACTGGTCGTTGTCTTCCAGTCTCAGGCTGAACAGGTTCGCCGATTCCTGCACGTCCATCACGCCCGGCTCCCAGTACAGCATCAGGATGTCCATGCTCTGGATGGTGATATCTCCCAGGCCGCTGCGCTTTGCCGGGTCCCAGAACACGCCCTTCACGCCGGTGCCCTGCTTGAGCTTGCGCCACCAGGTGTCGCTGTAGGCCTGCTCGTAGTCGGCCTGTTCCAGTACCACCGGCAGCACCTTCGAAAGGACCTTCGCCGTCTCTTCATCGTCCGCCGCTCTGGGCAGTACGTTCGGTTCCGGGTAGTTGTCCATCGCGTCGGCGTGTTTGTTCGCGATGGAGTTGAACAGCCACCCGCTCGCCGGGGTCGGCTTGCCTTCCATCATCTCGTTCTTGTAATTCTTCCAGTGCCGCATCCGGAACCACAGCTCGTTGTCCACGATCCGGGTGTCCAGCGCCGCCTTGCCGCTCTTGTACCGCTGCAACAGCTGCGCTGCCTTCGCCACCTCTTCGGTTCCGATGACTTCTTCCAAATTGTCTTCCAACTTGACCTCCTATCGTACCTCTTCCCGCCAGGTCACACCCTGTAAAACGTCGCTCTCCGCGCATCCAGTTCCAGCGGGTCGTCCCGCAGCAGAGGGGCTTCCACATGCTGCCGGGGGCTGATGGGGTTTTCCATCAGCACATACCGGCACTCGTCGTAGATGTGGTCTTCCTGCGTGGTGTCGATGTCCTCCACGTTGCTCTCGTCGTACACCAGATTCGGGATGGTGCGGATGAAATGCCTGCAGGTATCGAACACCTGAAACATGGGCCGCCCCTCTCCGTCAAACGCCAGCCGGTAGTGGAACTGCATCTTCCCCGCGATGCGGGTGTGGTCGCCGGGGATCCAGTGAATATAGTTCGGGGTTTTCTCCTGCATGGCCGCGATGCTCTCGCCCTGGCTCTCGTTGAAGATGGCCGGGTCGGCCACGCCTGTGATCACCCGCCCCCGCAGCAGCGGGTCGTTTTCTTCCACTTCCCGGATCATCCGGGCCTGTTCCACCGGGTTCACCTTGGTGCCCTCGTTGGGGGTCCCGGTGCAGCCGTATAACTCCCGGATGCGGTATAGCCGCCCTTCCTCGTCCGCTGCATACCACCCCACCGAAAACGGCTTCGCGTAGCCGAAGTCGTACCCGCGCCAGATGCGCCAGTGCGCCGGGATGCGGAACGGATGGATGACGTGGGTGAACCGCTGGTCGTCGTAGTGGGCCGGGTCGTTCCGCCATTCGGTGAATACCTGCCCGGTAAAGCTGTCCCAGTCACCGTACAGCAGCGCCTTCTTCTCGGCCTCCGGCAGTGCGGCCAGATTGCCAAGGTATCCGGGGTCGTTTTCCAGCAGCGCCTTGTTGTCGAACACCGTGGATGGAATGAAGATCCTCGTTCGTCTCCGCACGATCTCCCCGCCCTCCGGCGTCTTGACCTTGACGTACTGCACCATCCGGGTGTTGGGGGGTGCTGGCGTAATGAACCGGGCCTTCACCCAGCCGTGGCCCACCCCGCCGGGGTTGGCTGTAGCGCGGGTGTACACCCGTGTTCCCGGCCCGTTCGGTCGGTTCCGGCTCAGCAGATAGCTGTACTCGCTCCACGTGAAGTGGGTCAGCTCGTCAAAGCCGATGAAATCGTACTGCTGGCCCTGGTAGTTGTACTTGTCCTTCTCGGTGTGCAGGCTGCCAAAGTAGATCTTCGCCCCGCTGGGGAAGGTCCAGCAGTGGTTCGAGCCGTTGTACTTTGCTTTCGGGAAGACGGGCTTGTAATACTGCATCGTTTTGTCGATCAGCTCCCGCAGCTGGGGGAAGCTCTTGCGCAGGATCAGTCCCCGGTAGTTCGGGATGTCCACCTGCCGCAGCGCCTCGATCACCAGCGCGTCGCTCTTGCCGCCGCCTGCGGCCCCGCCGTATAACGCCTCGTTCTCGGTCCGGGCCATAAAGGCCATCTGCCTCGGCTGTGGGGTCCAAATGATCTTCCTATCCACCCACCTCTACCTCCGCTTCTTCCCCGGTCCCTTCGGCTCCAATGCAGATCAGCGGCGGGCCTGCCGTGTCCTCGTCGTCTGCCTTGCCCGCCGGGGCCAGCGCTGCCGCCTTTTCGGCCACGTCCATCAGCACCCGCGCCACGTTGGCTGCGTTCTTGTCGTCCATGGTCAGGCCGTCGTAGTGCTCCCGCAGTGCTTCCAGCTGCCGCCGGTCGCTGTCCAAAAGCTTCTGGTCGTAGCTGCCGGGGCTGTTGTAGACCACAAGCCCGGTCTCGGCTGCGTCGGCCAGAGCTTCCAGCTCGGTCTTGAGCAAGGCCCCCATCTCGGTGTCTTCGGCCCGCACGCTCTCTTCCAGCCGCCTGTCCAGCTTCGCGCGGATCTCTGCCGCCCGCTGGCTTTCGGCCACCCGGCCCTGCAAATAGGCCACCTGCTCTTTGGCGCCAATGGATGCCCGCACCGCGATCTCCCGCGCTGCTGCCTGCCGCGCTTCGGCGAAGGCGTCGCCCCTGGCTGCTTCTTCGGCCAGCCACGAGCGGATGGTGGATTCCGGCACCTTGTACCGCCGGGCCACCGCGCAGATGTTGTTCGACGCCACCATCGCCATCACCACTTCGGCCCGCAGCTTCGGCGGGTACTTGCGCCCCCGCTGGCTGCCCGCCACGGTGTTTTTGCAATATGCCCGCTTCTTCGTCAAGTTCCCACCCCCTGAAGTTATCCTAGCACAACCCGTCAAACAAAAATACTTGAAACATTTTGCCTCTGCCGCAAGGCCAAGACCTCGCCCTTTGGGGAGAGGTTGCAGCGCGAAGCGCTGACGGAGAGGGTTACAGCAGCCCCCGCCGGGCCGCTTCCACCGCCACCGTGGAAAGCACTTCCAGCTCCTTGCGGTAGTAGGTGCTGCGGCAGATGTACAGCGCCGGGACCACCTTGTCTTCCGGCTTGCCTTCCAGATACCGCAGCCGCAGCAGGTCCGCGCACAGGGGTTCGGCGGCTTCATAGTAGCGCAGCACCTCCTCGATCACCTCGGCCCACGCAGCACGAACAGGCCCTTCGGCATACTGCCGCAGAGCCTTCCGCGTGGCCTTCTTCTGCTCTTTTGTCACCGCATCCGCCACCTTCCTCTTCTCTTTTTTCGCCCGCGCAAAATATCAGTACAGATTCTGTCAGGTGCGAGGTTTCGCAGCTTTCGCAGCCTCTACTCGCCGCAAGATCACATAACACTGCGGCTCGTTCCGTTCCCAGCCGTCGGGCCGCTCGTTTCCCGGCGACTCGTGCAGCTCGCCCGGTTCCAGCACCACGCACTTCTGCAATTCCCAGCCGGGGAACCGCTGGCTCCACCAATAGGCGTCGTTCGCCATCTCGCCGCAGGCGGTCCGCAGCTGCTTGCGGCTCCATCGGGTGTCGTTCGGTGCCTGCTCCACCGGCCGGCGCAGGGTGCTCGTCTCCACCCACAGGCGCTCTTTGTGTCCGTACAGGTAGCCCAGGGTGCCGTTTTTGCCGTCCTTGCCCAGCAGTTTGCCCATGTCCATCCGGTCCACGTTGATGGTCCCCAGCGGTTCGAACTCGCTCGTGCCGGGGATGCGCCGCCGCCACAGGTCTTCCAACATCTCACGCCACTCCCGGCGTTCCCGCTCATCCAGGCCCACGCATTCGGCAAAGCCGTGCATGTGCAGCCGTCCGGCTTCGCCCTTGCGCACGGCCGCCAGCATCAGGCGGATGTGCTTCTTCTCCACGCCGAACCGCTTGCAGGTCGCCGCGATCACCCGCCGCAGATAGTTCCGCACGTCCTTCCGGCAGGCCTGCAGGTCTTCGGGCAGATAACAGTCCTCGTAAGTCGCCGTGATAAAAAATCCCCGCCGGGTAAAGTTCGTCAGCGCCACCCGCTGGCGGCGGCGCATCGAGGCCATCTTGTTCTTGGCCTTCTGTCCTTCGGTGGACTCTTTGCGCTTCTTCCGCCGGGCACTGTGTTCGGTCGGCGTAATGGAAAAGATGCCCACGGCCATGTACTCGTCCCCACAGAGTATCTTTTTCTCTCGGATGTAGTTGCAGCGCATCCCCTGTACCTCCTGCGAGCCGTCGACTTCCGGTGTATTTTCTCTTTTCCGTGACCCACCGTCACAGAAATAACGGGTATACGAGCCCCCGAAAGGGGTCTTGCACCCCCTTTTATAAAAGGTTTATGAAAAGTAACGGATACGGTGGACGTTTTCAGGTCCATCGTATCCGTTGCACTTCATAAAGATCAGGGTTCCGCCGGTTTTCCCTTCACCGCCCAGCCGCCGTAACTCAGCTCCGGGTGCCCCATCTTCCGGGCTTTGCGGTTGTAGCGGCACAGGTCCCGCACGTCCCTCTGTAAGGGCGTCGGGTCCGCGATCCGGCACATCCTGTCGTCTGCCCGGTCGTCGGGCTTCACGGCAGGCTTCTTCTTTGGCGGTCTGCGGTGGCACGGCCGCACACCGGTCTTTCGGTCCATCTTCGCAACGCCGCGCCGTTCGTTCTTTCCGCCTCGGCGGTAGCTCTCGTGCACCGTGGTCTCGCTGCCGAACACCCCCAGCGCCACCAGATCCATCGCCGTGCCTTCGCCCAGCAGCTCCCCGGCCGCATTCCATGCCCGATACCAATAGACCCTCCGCTGCTGCGTGTTGTCCGCCGTCGGCACCGGTTCCGGCATCGGCACAGCCGCTTCTGCCCGCTCCATCCGCCAGCGCCGAGGCTTGTCCGTCTTCCGGCTGCTCCGGTAACAGGTCGAGACCGTCCCGGCGTCCTTGAATAACCCCTTTCCGGCCAGCTGTGCTGCCGTTCCTTTCGCCACAAAGTCCCCGGTCTTCGCATCGTAGACGGTGTAAATGTACTTGCTCACGCCCATATCAGACCCTCCTCCGGAATGCACCCATGCTCATTTGTGCCTTCGCCGCCTCGATCTTCCGCTGCACCTCGTCGCCCGAAAGCGGCAGCCGGGCTGCGCCCTGCTTCCCGGCCCTGCGTCCTGCAGCCATCATCACGGCCCGCTTGATGAACTCGTCCTCCTGCTTTTTGTAGCTCTGGCTCAGCGCTTGCACCGTCTTTTCGTCGTCGATGTTCTCCACCACGATCTCTTCGGTCTGCAGCGCGTCGCAGGCACACCGCCGCAGCTTCTCCATGGCCACATCGATGCCGTCTTCCTTGCCCCACTGGTTCAGCTGCTCGTAGTTGCGGCGCATCTCGGCATACAACCGGTTCAGCCGGTCGGCACCGAAGCCCAGTTCCTGCACACAGGCCAGCGCCATCAGCTGCCAGGCCATGGTCGCGGCCCGGTCGCCCACGATTTTCAGCTGCTGTTCCCGCCGGGTGCGCGGGGTGCGCAGCGCAGGCACCCGGAACTCCGCCGGGACCCCTGCGGGCAGTGCCTCCGCCCGCAGCTGGCGGGCCTTTTCGGTCTGGGGCATCCCGTTTTTGTCCGGCTGCATCACCACGGCCAGGCTCGCGCTGCCCAGCTGCTCCTGCCGCCGGGTCAGCCGGTCCAGCCGGGTCCGGCCCAGCCCCCACAGCTCATGCAGGGCGATCTGCCCGCACCAGCTCGTCAGCTGCACCACACTGTCCTGCGTCAGGTCGATTTCTGCCGCCAGGTCCATCTTCTTTTTCATCCGACATTCTCCGTTCTCTGAATTTTCCACAGGCCCGGTCCCGCCCGGCACAGACCAGGCAGTCCGGGCGGTTGATCTCAAACACATGGACGCACTGCGTTCCGTCCATCATGCTACCGCTCCTTCACGCACTTGTAAAAGTAGGCGTTCAGCTTCAGCCACTCGTCCATCGAGACGTTCTCCCGGTCCAGGGCTGCATCGCTCAGCACCCTGTAGGCGCTGCTGTGCTTGATGTCCCGGTCCCGCCAGTCCATCGCTTCCAGCTCTTCATCGAGCCTTGTTTTGTATTGTTCCAGCGTCATTTTTCCAATTTCCTCCACATGGTAGACCCGGAACTCGTTGAACTCCGGGTAGTGCTGCCGGGCCATGTGCAGGGCCTTTTCCTTGCCCTCCGCCGCGCTTCCCGTCTGCACTACATACGCGATGCACTCCACCATCTTCGCACTCCGGCACTCAATGTGTACTCGGCACTTCATCTTTACCCCGCCTTTCTTCCGCTCCTCCTGTTACTGCATGAAACAAGCTGGTCTGCGCCGTGTGCTCCTGAAATCGTTTTTCCTGACGCTCATAATATTCAGGGTCGATTTCAAAACCGATGAACTTAAGCCCCGCTTCGTATGCCGCGATCCGGCTGCTCCCGCTGCCCAAATGAGTATCCAGAATCTTCTGTCCCGGCTCTGCATAGTTCCTGAATATCCAGTCATACAGAGCCACCGGCTTTTGAGTTGGATGGATGCGCACTTCATTCCGGCGCTTGTCTCCCTGCACGATATGGCCTTCTGTGATGCTTTTACCCTGCATCATGCCGTTCCACATGTACCGGAACAGACGCACGCTGTCAAAAAGATCTGTTGCCGCAAGCTCGCAGTCGGAAAAGCTGGTGTTCTGGTTGCACTTGTCCCATACGATCCGACCGGGCGCGAACTCATAATCGAAGTAATTGCAGCCCCAGACAATATAATGTTTGGCTACCCGGCGCAGTTCGTCAAAGTAGGACCTCTCCGGTATTTCCCACGCTGGAGAAATCAAATAATCGTGGCGACGAACACCGGTTCTGCTCACCTTGGAGCCATAGTAGCCCCGACGTTCCGGGCCACTGAAATACGGCGGATCAACCACGGCAAGGTCAAAAAAGCCGTCTTGGAATTGTGCCATGCCTTCCATGCAGTCCATGTTATAACAAAGGTTATAACAGCGATTCAGCTCAAATCCCATTGCCGTTTCGCCCTCCGCCATCCTTACCCCGCCTTTCTTCCGCTGCTGCGGCCTGCGCCCACGGTCCGTGTCGGGGCCCGGTGCACCTTCTGGTTCTTGTCCGGCTGCTGCTCGGTCACAATGCCCAGCGCCGCCAGCACCACACCGACGCTGCCCATCACCAGCGCCGCACAGGTCCATCCCAGCATCGCCCAGCCGTTCGTGCTGTTCTCAATGCCGGCCGCGCACAGCAGCGCCGCCACCCCCAGCAGCATGGCCCCCATGTAATAGGCATTCGCCTTCCGCTTCTTTTTCATTTGCAATCTCTCCTGTTCTGTGGTAAATTTGTGGTGATAGGCGCTTCTCAACCTGTCACCCTAAGGCTCGTCGGTGTTCCAGCACCGGCGGGCCTTTCTTCTTGGAACTCTCTCTGCCGCGCCAGCGCGGCATTCTTGTCGATGCGCCACAGCCGCGGCCCCTCCTTGTGGGCGGGCAGCAACCCCTTGCGGCACATCGTCTGCACCGTCTTCGGGTCAATGTTCATCAGCGCGCCGTATTCCTTCGGCGTCAGAAACGCAGGCAGCTGCCGCGCGTCCCAGATCCTCGCCTTCTTCATTCTGGCCTACTCCTTTCCGATATTTTTCATGGTCTCGACTCTTCTTTTTTGTCAGTATAGCAACGGAAAGCCAAAAGCACAACAACGATAAATCGTTCAAAATTCGCCTTGCATATCCTCACTTCACTTTCTGTTCCCTTAACGGACTTTCTGTTCACAGAAAGTTTACGAGTCCACTCGTGCAATTGCCTTTTCCTTTTCCACTGGGTCAGCAAACAGATATTCGAGCGTCAACCCTCCCAGAATAAATTGCAGCGCCAGCATCTCGTTTAGCTTGAACTCGTTTTCACCATTCATCTTGTTGCTCAGCGTGGCCGGGCTCACGCCGATCTGCCTTGCCACCCGGCCAAGTGTGCGCCCTTGTGCTTTGAATTCCGCCCATAAATTCGGGAACCGCTTGCTCTCTTTCATCGTTCTCCCTCCTTTCCTCGCCCCGCCTTCCGCCGGGGCTTTTTTCACGCGCTCTTCGACGAATCGCTTGAATCTTTTTGAGATACCGTTGAGGCAAAAAATATCTCGTTTACCTCTTCGGCGCTCAGATTATAATGCTCTTGAATCGCAGCAATTTCGTTTTGGCGGAACTGTGCACCACGATATTCATTGATTTTTGCGTTCAGTCGTGAAAGACTCATTTGAAGATATTCCGCCAGAGTTTGCTGTGATTCCCCGTGAAGCTGCATTACAGCGTTCAGTTTTCTCTTATTCAACGATTTATCACCTCCGTATTTTTTCTACTTAGATATTCGCATAATATCAAAGTGTCTTTTTAGGACACTTAGATATTAGCATGTTGCATGAATCTTGTCAAGATGTTTTTTCTTGATTTTTAGATTTTATATGGTATTATTAAGACACAACACATAAGGGAGTGATGTCCTATGACCACCGGTGAACGAATACGTCAGCTCCGCATCGAGCACCAGATGACACAGGAAGAGTTGGGCGCTAAAGTTGGCGTACAAAAAGCCGCGATTTACAAGTACGAGAACGGCCTGGTCGTAAATCTCAAACGTTCGACCATCGAGAAGCTTGCACTTGTATTAGAAACCACACCGACCTACCTCATGGGGATGGAAGACTCTGAGCCAAATCCAAATGATCGTCCAGAGCTTACCCCCACCCAAACAAAGCTGCTGGATGCCTTCGATCAGCTCAACGAAGAAGGCCAGGGCAAGGTCATTGACTACGCGGAGGATTTATGTCGAACAGGTTACTATAAAAAACGTAGTTCGAATGAATTGGATTCGAAAGAAGCATAAGTAAGGAGGAAATCATGTCCAGCTCATCTTATCTGGGCCACGGCGCAAAATACTGGGCCGAAAAATATTTTGAGCAACAGACGCAGACTCGAATACCCGACAATTCCAGTGCAATTGAGTGGCGTGATAAGTATCTGAGCCTTGAAAAAAGCTGTTCTCTGTATCAGTCCACCATTGCAGATTTGCGCACAGAGGTCGCCGATTTACGCGAAAAAGCTCAATGTGAATCAAAGCCCGAAATCTTTCAGGGACAAACTGCTGAGTATTGGTATAATGCCTATAAAAATTCTGAGGTTGCTTATTCCAAACTTTCCTTTAAAAAATTGGAAAGTCGATTGCAGGAAGATACTCCCACCCGTTATAAAGGTTCTACTGCAAAAGAGTGGGCAAACATATGCGATAACGCAAACGCTCAAATCGCAAGCCTTCAGAAAGAACTTCTTTCATCGAAAACTCACATTGCTGCGATGAATGACACATACGAAATTCACGGGCATGATGCTCTTTATTGGTACGGAAACGCCTCTGACTGTCAAGAGGCTCTTAACTTTGAAAAGCGTCAAAAGAAGCAAATCATTTTACTAGCCATTTTTCTAATTATCGGTATCTTTTTCTCCGGCTTACTTCTCGGCGAGGGATATTTCGTTCCTCACTTCACCCCGGCGTCGCCATATATTACAAGTATTCAAGAGTCTGCAAGATCATCAGGATATGATGATGGCTATAGAATCGGAAAGAAAGATAGTTTTCGTGATGCTTACAATTCCGGTAAGAAGAATGGATATGAACAAGGATATAGTGACGGATTAAACCGAAGATCAAAAGACAGTACACGATGGACATCTGGTGATGTTGCAGCACTGCGCGAGAGTCTTTCCAATACAAGCAAATAACCCCGCTGGTGTCCCTCAACACCAACGGGGTTATTCGCACAACCGCTTATCTCTGCTCATAAGGAGGTACAGCCCGGAGTCTGGCGGCCCCGGCTGCTTTTTCAGTATAGCACACTTTCCCATATCTGACACAAAAAAACAGAAGATCCCGGCAGATGTCGGAAGTCTGCCGGGAAGTTCTGCGTGGTCGATACCGAAAAATCAGAATGTAGGAATAAGGAGAATTCGAATCATGGATGGTCTGACAAGGCTATTCTAGCACATCTGCTCAGACCTGACCGAAAGGAGTTGAAATTTTTATGGCACGTAACAAAAAGAATGCCGATGGCCGCTACCGGTATCGGGTCTACATCGGCAAGGACGCCAATGGGGCCAAGCGGTTCAAGTCGTTCTATGGTTCGACGGAGCGGGAGGCCAAGGCGGCCGCCGCCGAATACCGCGCTGCGCTCGGCAAGGGACTGGACCCGGAGCAGAGCAAAGCGACGCTCGGCAAGCTGTACGATGACCTGATCGCGGTCAAAAAAGCCAAGGGCATCGGGCAGAAGAGCCTGGACAGGTACGCCGACAATCGCGACAACTGGGGCGAGCTGAAGGACATGCCCGCCGGGGAACTGAAAGCTGCCGACTTTCAGAAGGTCCTGAACCGCCTGGCCGACTGGCACGACGGCAAGCCTCCCCTCTCCCACTTCACGCTGACCAATCTGCGTTCCAGTGCCAAGGCCGCGTATGATCTGGCCATTCCGGAGATCGTGCTCTACAACCCCATCACAAAGGTCACCTGCCCCGCCGGGGCCCCTGCAGAGCCCCGCGAGCCGATCACCGAGGAACAGCAGCAGTGGATCCGTGAAACGCCCCACCGGGCCCAGCGGGCCGCGATGCTTCTGCTGTACTCCGGCCTCCGGCGCGGCGAGGCCACAGCTCTCACCTGGGCCGATGTGGATCTGGACGACGCCACGATCACCGTCAGCAAGGGCTATAACTTTGGCGGCAAAAAGACCAAGACCCCAAAGACGCCCGCTGGCACCCGCGTGGTCAGCATCCCGAAGGTTCTGGTCGAATACCTGAAGACGCAGCAGGACGGCTGCCTATATGTGCTCCACAATCCCAAAGGAGAACGGATGACGGAACAGGGCTGGAAGCAGCTCTGGAAAAGCTACATGTGCGACCTGAATGTCAAGTACGGTTATGCCGGCAAACAGAACAAGAACCGCCCCGGCGGCCTGCCCATGGTCATCGATACCTTCACGCCACATCAGCTGCGCCACACCTTCTGCACACTGATGTATTTCGCCGGTGTGGATGTCCTCACCGCCCGCGATCAGATGGGGCACAAGGACATCAGCGTCACCCTCGGCATCTATACCGCCCTCGATAAAAAATTCAAGAAGAAAAAAATCAATCGTCTGGACGCCTACCTCAAAAAGCAATCTGTCGGCTAGTTTTTTTCTTTTTTTGCGCCACCCTGCGCCACCTCTTGCGCCACCTTTTAAGAGAACTCTTTGTGAAATAGGAGCAATTAAGGCGATTTTGTCCGTCTGAAGTCCCCCGCCCAGCAAAAGAAAAATCCCCGAAAATCGGCTTCACAAGCCAACTTTCGGGGATTTCATTTTGGAGCTACTGATCCGATTCGAACGGACGACCTGCTCATTACGAGTGAGCTGCTCTACC